AAATGGATACGCTGGCGAGAAATCAGAAATTGATGTCGTTGCTGAAAAATTGCGCACAGCTGCGCAAAAAGGAAAGACAAATGTCACGGTGAAATGGCTTTATGATTCACTAAAAAACGTTAGGCCATTCAAGGGCATACCGCATATTTACGACAGACTCAAGTCAAACGTTTTGCCGTCTCTTGAAGAAGATGGATATTGCGTATTCCTCAATAATACTGTTTACCTGAATCCGAGGTTAAAATAATGGCAACATTGCAACTTGCAGTAAAAGGTGAATATTTCGATGCGATGAAACGCGGAGAAAAAAAAGAAGAGTATCGTCTGGTAAATGCATACTGGGGTAATCGCATTTTTAACCGCTGGTACGATACGCTGATTATCACTCGCGGCTATCCACGAAAAGATGACGATAGCCGCCGAATTGTAGTGCCGTATGACGGATTTGAAGTGAAGACCATTACCCATCCACACTTCGGTGCGGAGCCGGTAAAAGTGTTTGCGATAAGAGTAAATATTAACGGATAACAAAAAACCCTCCATCAGGAGGGTTTATTTTTTAGTGCTTCAAATAGCTCTTCTGGTCTATACAGCCTTTTTCTGATGGCGACGCTGTGTCGAATATCATGACCATCATCAGTAATCAGTATCGGAAGACCTGCATTCTCGGCGGCGCATACCTCGTCGAAATTATTATTAATGATGCAACGCAGTTTAGCGCGCTGTTCATCGCTAACATTGCGCACAACTTCCCACATATTTTCCGAAGACCAGCAGCACCACACATGAGCACCGGTAAGCCGATGCGCGCGCCATGCGTCAAAGTAATTGGATACAAGGTATGTCCACTCTGTTTTTTCACCAATCGGGGTCACCGCGCCTCGCGTAAGTCTTCCGCGAGTGTACTCATGGCTAAATCCAGCGCGAAATGACACACTTTCATCGTCAGCAATGAATGCCACATTGCACGGCGACATGGTTACAGCCATATAGAGTGGGATTGCCACCAGTTCACCGGTTTTACCGGTTATGGTGTAGCCGCCTGCTTTTTCCATGATGGCCGCCACTTCTTCTGGAGCAAGGCAGTCCGATGCACCATTGACTTTTGGCAACTGCTTTCTAATCGCCTCAAGTTTTTCGCGTGGGTGCATGTTCAGAAATCCGGCCAGTGCCTCCATTGACTCTGGAAACGTCATTCCTGACAGCTTCATTAGCCAGGTGATTCCGCTGCCGTTTCCGCACTGGTTGCAGATGGCGCCGCCGTCACCTTTGTAGTCCAGGTTATCATCGAATCGGAACCGGTCACGACCTCCGCAACTAGGGCATGGCTGATGTTTACCATTGAAAATTCTCATGTCGACATTAACTATCGACATGATGGCAGCCTGCCAGTTTCCTACCATTAAAGGCTCTATATCCTTCCAGTCGTATCGCATAATTTCTTCCAGTTGACTATGATGTAGATTCATTGTAATTTACTAGCATGAAACGCGCAAGCGTTCTTGACATGAAACGCAACTGAGTTTAATATCGAGGGTAACAAATGGCTATCACACTGAAAAAATGTAAAAACTGCGGGAGAGAGTTTCATGGCACATCAAGAGCTGAGTTCTGCTGTTCAGGGTGCAGGCTTAAATGCTTTAGAGAGAAAAAGAAAAACTCAATTCATAACTCAAAAGGAGATAATGGAATATCTTGAGTATGACCCTGAAACTGGTCTTTTTACCGCAATAAAATCACATGGAACGCTGTGGCGTTCTGGAAAGCTGGTGGGCCACAAGAATCAGGAAGGTTATATCACGATAACTTTGCTAGGAAAGATTAGGAAAGCTCATAGACTTGCGTGGATTTATGTCTACGGAGAAGACATTGATGGTTATGAAATAGACCACGTAAATGGTGATAAATCAGACAATCGGATTTGCAATCTTAGGATTTCTAGTCATCAACAAAACATGTTCAACATGAAAAAGAAATCGACAAACAAATCTGGTGTAAAAGGCGTGCATTTCGACAAAAGGTGTAACAAATGGAGAGCGCAGACGTCAATAAACAGGAAGAGGGTTCACATTGGTTTGTTTAATACCATAGAAGCAGCAGAAAAGGCAGTTCGCGAATTCATGGTTGATAACCATAAAGAGTTTGTTAATTTAGGGTGAAATTATGCACAAGATAGACAAAATGATTGCAGAACTTGATATAGATAAACTGAAGCAATCAATAAAACCAGGACTTATCGAGCCATATGACTATCAATGGCTTGTTTATGCAAAATGCGCAGAAGTAATTCGTAATTTTGGCAAAGACCCTAAACCAAGCTACGTAACGGCATCAGTTTCATCAGGTAAGACAGTAATGATTTCCATGTTATGCAGTCGATTCCAGGATATGGGGTGGGAGGGACTGGTAATAGCTAGACAGTCTGAGATCATCGACCAGGATGCAAGTGAGCTTTGGAATTTTGGGGTTAAGAACTCACTTTATAGTGCATCGCTAGGCAGAAAGAGCACTGCTTACCCCATAATCTGCGCCACAGAGGGAACAATTATAAATGCTCTTTTTGACAAGAAAGATGAATCTGGTGAGGTTATTAAAAAATCAGACCTTTCAGATTACACGCCTAGATTTTGCCTGTGCGATGAGGGACACCAGGTTCCGTGGCATGACGTTGTAAGTGACAACCCAACAACTCAGTATGGAGTAATACTTACTGAGCTTAACAGGCGCTGCAAAGCAAAGTATGGACACGACATGATCACCATCGCTTTCACCGGAAGCCCTTTCCGTGGCACTGAGTCAATGAAGGGTGCCTACTGGAAGCATGAAATAATAAACATTGACACAAAGTACATGGTAGATCGCGGATTCGTTGTGCCAACAATCTTTGGTCTTCATGATATAGATGATTTACAGTATGACCTTTCTGATTTTCACGGATCAGATGTTGACGGAACTCAAGACTTTACCGCTGAGCAACTCAAGCAGATGCAGAAAGAAATATTAGAACAGGGTACTCTCACGCAAAAAATAATGATGAAGGTCATGGAGCTTACGAAAGACCGCAATGGGGTATTGATTACATGCGCAGGAAAAAAGCATTGCTTAGAAGCTGCAAAATATTTACCAGATGGGAGTTATGCGATAGTAACTGAAGATATGGGCATGAAAGCTCGCCGGAAGGCTCTAAAAGATGCCTATACCGGAAAAATAAAATACACATTCCAAATTGCGGCGTTAACAACAGGTGTAAACATACCTTTGTGGGATGTAAGTGTGATATTGCGAAAAATAATGTCACTTACCCTTCTCGTCCAGCTTCTTGGTCGCGGGATGCGCTTGCTGAAGAAAGAGCAAATTGACGCCGGATATCATAAAGAAAACCACCTCGTGCTGGATTTTTCAGGAACAATGTTTGAGCTTGGTCAGCTCTACGAAGACCCCATCCTTGAGGAAGCAGAAGCGCAGCGCGCCAAGCGTAGCGGAGAGCAGGTTCCATGCCCTAAATGCCAGACGATGAACAGCCCATATGCACGGCGTTGCATCGGTAAAGACTCAACGTCTCCAGATGGACGATGCGAAGAGTTTTTCAGCTTCATTCGCTGTGGTTTCGACAAGCACGGAATCCGTATTTTTGATGATGGTTGCGGCACAAAGAACGACCCGACAGCTCGTTATTGCCGTCAATGCGATCACGTTTTGCGCGACCCTAACGCGGCGCTTAATGAGCGCGCTTATACCGATAAAGAATGGACAGATGTGCAAGATTTTAAAGTCGAGTTGACCAAAGACGCTGAGGGGGTTATTTATCGTTACCTGGTGGTAAAAGCTGATGGAAAGACCGGTTGGGCAAATGAGGTGTTTTATCCGTTCGGAGGCAAGCCAAAGCACCTGCGTGACATGTTTAAAATGAAGGCTCTGCTTCCGCACCTGGAAGATAAATCAATGATGAAGAAAATGATGGACTGCCATGATGCGAAGACTTTCATGCATTACGCCGGGTTAATCCGGGCACCTAAGCGCATCACGCATCGTTTTAACGATAAAGGCCGCGATATCATCCACCGCAAGGATTTCATTGGAGAACAAATTGAAGCAGCTTGATAGCGGGATATGGGTATTCGACAGTGGTTATCGTGGAGAATGCCCTAAAGAAGAGACTGACCAGATGGCCTATGGTCTTTGGATGCAATACCGATTCCCTGAAGTCCTGTGGTTTCATGTGCCTAACGAGACTGGAACAAAGAGCGGCCCTCAATTCGTCGAGAAACGCCGCAAGATGGGCGTCAGGAGCGGCGTAAGCGACAACGTGATACTAACCAACGGCATTAATCATAAATGCGGCCTGATTGAACTGAAGAGGCGCGACAAGACAAAATCAAAAGTATCGCCATCGCAGATTGATGTTCTTGAGTGCGCCATTGCAGAGGGTCACTTTGGAGCCATTGCTTATGGTCTTGAGGAGATAAAAAGAGCGACGTTATTCTATTTTGGGCTTGATGAATGACGTGGTTTGATGTAGATTGATTTAACAATAAAAAGAGGTGATGGATGAAAGTTTATTTAAACAACGAACTCAGCAACGAGCAGTACCACGCTGACACAGAGCACATCAACGGCTCTGGCCTGTGGAACATCTATGACCGCTGTCCGGCAGCGTGGCGCTACAAAGACGAAGAAGATGAGCAGTCAAAGGCTCTTGTCTTCGGCACAGGAAGCCATACAGCCCTGCTTGAGCCTGAGCGCTTCGAAGCAGAATATGCCCGCATGCCAGTTGTCGAAGATTTTCCAAAAGACAAAGATGGCAATCGCACGGTGCTGGTAACTGCTTCCGACATGAACTCATGGGCGAAAGAGCGCGGCATTAAAGGCCTTTCAGGTAAGACTAAAGCCGAAGTGATTAAAATTATTCAGGCCACTGGCGAGACAGTGCAGATTTACGATGTTATCCGTGAAGAAGCAGAGAAGGCCGCTACTGGTAAATCAATGCTGGAAGGCAATGATTATGACGCCATCATGCAGATGCGCGCTGTAATCCATGCAAACAGCTATTACAGCAGCCTGCTTTCTGGTGCTTATTCCGAGGTGTCAATTCTCGGTCAGTTGCTTGGCGAACCATCAAAGGTGCGCTTTGACTGCCTTACTCGCGGTGGCGACATCATCGACTACAAAACAGCAGTGAGCGCCAAGCCTGATGAGTTTTTCCGCCATGCAGCGCGGCTAGGGTACTTTATGAAGATGGCGATGCAACACGACATGTTTGTTGAGGCTTATGGGCATGCACCTCGCTCGGTAAATCTTCTGGTGCAGGAGAAGAAATCTCCATTCATCCCTGCGTTGATTCGTCTGACTGATGAACAGTTACGCATTGGTCGCATTCAGCTGCGCAGCGCGATGGAAATCTATAAGGCATGCAAAAAAGCCAATTCATGGCCTGGCTACTCAATGGGTAATCCGGTCATCGAAATGGAAACGCCGGAATGGTTCAAAAAACAATTTAATTTATAACTAGTGAGGTGATGCAAATGGGTATTCTTAATATTAAACCAGCAGAGCGTTCAGGTTCTCGCATAGTGATTGGCATTTCAGGTCAGTCTGGTAGCGGCAAGACGCTTACGGCACTAAAGATGGCGCGAGGTATGGTCGATAAACCAGAAGAAATTGGATTTCTTGACTCTGAAAATGGTCGTGGCAGGCTTTATTCTGGAGAGCTTGACGGTCCATTTATGCACGCTGATTTGTATGCGCCATTTAGTCCAGCTCGTTACCGCCAGGCTATCGAGGAATTTCAGGAGGCAGGCGTTAAGGTTCTGGTTATTGATTCAGGATCGCACGAATGGGAAGGTGAAGGAGGATGCAATGATATTGCAGAGCAACCACTATTGCAGGGTAAGGCAATGGCAGACTGGAAGCGAGCCAAGTCTGAACATAAAAAATTCATGAGCGCTCTTTTGCAGAGCAATATGCATATCATCGTGTGTTTGCGAGCCAGAGAGAAAACGAGTTTTAAAAACCCCAAGAAACCTGAATCCCTCGGATTGCATGCTGTATGCGAAAAAGATTTTATGTTTGAAATGACAGTAAGCATGATGATGTATGATAATGGAAAAATTCAGGAATTTACCAAGCTACCAGAAGAGTTGCGTCCAATCTTCTTTGATTCAGGCCGTGATAGTGTACACGAAGGATACTTAGGCGAGGCTCATGGGAGAGGTTTAATTAAATGGGTGGATTCAGGTGTCAAGGTCGACGAAGAGTTTGAGCACTGGCGCTCTAAACTTCAAATGACGGCGTCGAAAGGCGTTGCTGCGTTAACTGCCGAGGCAGTTAACTTGCCTGATTCAGTGAAAGCAAAAATTCGTGCAATCTGGCCTACATTGAAGGCATCAGCAGAAGAGTATGAGCGCATTGAATCATTCATTAATGATGAATCTCCAGCAGCTGTAACTATCACGCCGCAGGACGATTTCAACCCGGCAAAACTCCAGAAAGCAGATGCGCACGCGTCATCTTCAAACGAAGAGAAGCCATCAACATCTCAACAGAACATCGAAAACTTTTAAGGGTAAATTATGGCATCTCGCGGAATCAACAAAGTAATTATTCTTGGCACTCTAGGCCAAGACCCGGAAGTTAAATATATGCCATCTGGCGGCGCTGTGTGCAATCTGTCTCTGGCAACATCAGAGCAGTGGAGCGATAAAGCAACAGGGGAAAAGAAAGAGCAGACAGAATGGCATCGCGTGGTTATCTTCGGAAAGCTGGCAGAGGTGGCTGGCGAATACCTGCGCAAAGGCTCTCAGGTATACATAGAGGGTAAATTACGCACTCGAAAATGGACAGATCAAAGCGGTGTTGAAAAATACACTACTGAAATCGTCTTGCAGCCGATGAACGGCGTTATGCAAATGATTGGTGGTAAATCAAGTGATAATGGAAACCAACAATCACAGCAGCGACAACAATCAGGAAGCAATCAGCAATCAGGATGGGGTAAACCTCAGCAACCATCAAACACATCAAAACCACCGGTAAACGATCCGCCGATGGATTTTGGTGATGATATTCCGTTTTGATGTGGATTGTGATATCATTTAAGTTAATAAAATTAATCGCGGGAGTATATGTAAAATGCGGAATTTCAAGAAAGGTGATGAAATACCTAAAGATCTTGTCGAAGTTAGCGAAGGCTTTATAGCTAAGTTTGGATGTGATGTAGCTGTTATTGGCGCTGTCATCACATGCAAAACAGATGGGAGTGTTATACAGGTTTAATCAAAGAGCGGAAATTATTCTTTTCCTGATGATTGGGCTATAAAGATCAAGGAGCATCAAATTATCGGTTGCGATAGCGGAATAAACTCAGGTATACATTGGACCTGCAAACCATGTAAGATGTAGCGGATTAGGATTTAAGGGTTGTATAGGTGGTATGTCGGAGGATATGCGATGTTTAAAGGTGTTACTTACTGGCATTTTATGGCGCTTCTATCAATTATAGTGCCTTTTTTACCAGCGAATTACCAAATGCTACAGCATGATTCGTATGTGATACTAACCGCCATATTCCTTACTAAAATATTAAAATAAAGGGCCTTGCGGCCCTTTAATACTACTCACTTTTTAAAGTTAAATGCTTATTTATACCTTTTAGTGCCAGATGTGAGTTGAGTAGCGCTAAAGCGTCATCAAAACACTCTGGCATATCACCTTCCCCCGAAACTAAATATTCTTCCGGCTCGTCCGACACCACTGAATACGTGCCGTCGGTATTATTTTTAATATAGAACATACTTCGCTCCTTACAGATACCCGAATGAAGGATGGTTATCGGAGAACATCCATACAGGAAGTTTTACGTAGATAGTTCCGACAAAACCAGTAAACAAGAATCCGAGATATGAATACTGGCCTCCGGTTAACTGTACTGCAAGAGGCTTAGTACCCATATAATCGTTAGCGGTGATTGATATCGTGGAGTTAGCCAGAGAGGTAAGGATATTTTGCGCCGAACTCTGGTTAACGCCATACAAGTTTTCAGTGTCGGTAACTGCGCCTGTAGACAGGTTAGCTGATCGCGTAACGCTGGAGATCGCCCTCGCGACGGCAGACACGTTAACGGCGCCGGTTGCAGCTGCCGCTTTTATGGAGCAAAAGCCGTGCGCATGCTGTGTATTACGTGCGGGGTATTGCGCAAGGCTATGCAATAACTGCACCGTTTCACTAGCAGACGTTAACGTTATTTTAACCGGGATCAAGCCATCACTATCAGCGTCCCCCGCGCCACCGTATACGCACGTAGCGGACCCGGTCTTAATACACCAAAAATCCGTCAAACCTCGGGTTGTTGGGACGTTAGCGTTTTCTGTTCCTGAGAGTAACAACACGTTATTAATTTTGTAACCATACTGACCGTCATAAGAAGGTAAGAATCTGTACGTCTGACCACTGTTAGGGTACTTAATACGAATTCTTGCCAGGTTAGCAGGGTTATATGATTTCCACGCCGAATACGCGCCGTTAACATACGGAGCACGGCAGAAAATATCAACATTATCCATATCGAGAACGGTTCGAATTGTTGTCCCAAATACGATATCTCGAACACCACCATAAACATCACCGACACCAGTATTAGGATACCATTGAACCGCGTCAGTCATTTTTAGATTATTCTCGCCAGCAGTGGTTGTGCGGGTCGGACAATTAAGCAGCTTACCGGCATTACCTTCCACGTGACCACCAGAAATAATAGTTTTCCCTAAGTTCTTCGGGCCGCAGAATACAACGTCACCACCGTTATAATCGATGTTACAATCTTTGAGAGTGATAAAGTCCCCTCGATCATCTCTGGATAGAGCATGGCTAAAGTTATCAGCGATGAGGCATGAATCTACCAGCATTCTTTCCCCGGAGTTAGCCCATTGAGCTGTCGACCCCGAGATAGCAGTCCTGGTGGCGATACCAATATTGTTGAACGTAAAATGGCAACCGCGAATCCACGGGATATAGGTATCTACCGAGCCGAATCGAAGCCCCTCGGCGAAGCCAGATACACGCAAATCAAATACCCGCGCGCCGCTACAGTGGGCATAAGACCCGCTGGGATAGGTGACGTTACCTACCCGCAGACCGGGATAGGTGGTAAAGTTCAGATTGCTAAGCGTATTACCACCTTTCAGCAACGCCCCGTTAGCGTAAATACCGCCCTCATTGTGGCCTGCGTTAGCACCCGCGCCTGAACCCCAGCCGGGGCCGTTATTCAGGAACATCATGTTTTGCGTCAGCCCGGTAAACTCGTTTGACACGACTAACGCTGTTTCCGAGTTAAAGGCGGAGTAATCCAGAATAGCACCCTGTGGCAAATGTAATGCCAGGAAAGTGGGTATTTTTACTGCTGCCGTCATTGTAAAAGTGGTGACGCCATCCGCCCGCGGGTTTGCAGGGACAACTAATTTAGATCCAATACCGCCGGCAACAAAACCGCGGCTAATTACTTTAGAAACTTTATGGCTGATTATGAGGTTAAGACATTGCGCCAGGTTATTTAAAGAATCAGAATATCCTGCTAAAAATACGTTGGTTCCGTTACTAATATCTGCGTCCCACACTTCACCGCCGGGAGTCACGAAACGGCTGTAGCCATCATCAATTGCGTCAGATGGGGCTGGGTTGTGGGTCATGATCGCATTCAATAACGGTCCACCGGTTACAGCACGTGCAAGAATAACACTTCCACCGGAAATGGGAGGTTCTAACAGACGTAATGCCGCAACGGTGCTTACTTTCCCGATATAAGATAAGCCAGCAGGAGATGATAAGTCCTGTCTTAAATTTGCATCACCAACGCTTACCAGATGAGTAACATCAGTGGTCCACGACGCGCTATTAATTCCAGTGGTTGTATATGGTGGATTAGTGCCAGCATTTAAACGCCAGAACTCATTCTGATAACGAATTACTTGATTAATACCTGTTATTGTATATGGCCCGTCCTCATAGTCTCCTAAAAACTGATAACCAGAGTTTAAGAGAAATTGCTGAAATCTGTCTTCCTTATCTTCCTGTGACACCTCGAATTCAGACTCCCTTTGAGTCTGTGCGTCCTGAAACTGCTTATTCCTGCCGGTATTCGTCAGCCTCTGCACGCTGAATCGGTCGGTGTAGTAATCAGCGCTTCCGTTAACCTCTTCATCAATCTTTCCGGCGTTAAACTTCAGGTCGCGCGGATCTTCAGAAGGGATTGGCTTATTAGTTGGGGTAGTAGCCATTGGCTGCAATCTCCATAATCATTAATTGCCCTATTGTATCATGCAACAGGGTTGGTGTAGGCGTACATGGCGTCATTGTACTCAGTTACTGTAAGAGATACCGTGCCATCTGTACCTGGAGTTTTCTGGCTGACTGTCCATAAAGTTGAGTCAAGCTCAACCTCTGTTGAGATGGCATATCTTGATTCTGACTGAACATTAACACCATCAAAAATGTTTAACTCGAAGTCAGATGGTAATGCGCACTCGAATGTATTCAGTCCAGTAACGGTACAAGCCAAACGCTCTGACACATTACCATTGGCGCCGGTGATAACCACAAACAGGCCGCTTCCAGCCGTGAGCTGCTCACTGGTGGTGAATGTGTTTCCAGACCTTGAGCGGATAACGCCTGTTTGCTGTACAGAATCATAAATATCGACAACAGAAATCATATCGCCAACGTTCACCCACTCGCCATCAGCAAGCGCTTTTATCTCCATCCCTCGGCGTGAGTACATCAGGCGATTGCACTCAAGCATAGCCCGGTCTGTTGCCTGATACAGGTTTCGAACATATAGCATGTCGAATTTTTTCGGCTTAGTTGGCTCTCCTGGTTCGATACCAGATGTTCCAACTTTATAATAAACGTAATCCTGTTTGTTGGTGTTTGGGTCTCGGTACTGAACGCTTACGCCATCATATGACCCCGGCAAAGTCATGTCATAAGAAATTTTGTAGCCATCGGCCTGCGTGTTTCTGGTATTGAACACAGTTTCAGGAGTTGATTTTTGCTCATCTCTTGAAAAAGATAAAACGCCATCATCCCAAAAAACCGTTACGCGAGCTGCATCACATATGGTTTGAATTCTTTCACCGATCGATTTATCCTCATCGTCAAATGTGTAATCAAAATACCCAAGACGCTCATCAGGCAGCGCATCAGCTATTTCATAGAGCCTTCCCACGTCAATGGTGCTTTCAGGCTGACCAGCAGTAATAAGCCAGTTATGCAGCACTGAATCTGCAAAACTTCTTGATGGCGTTAACGTATAGTCTACTGTACCGGTTGTTCTGTTGTATCCAATAGTCCAGCGGGTAATCAGCGCATTATATTTTCGCTCAGTAACTGATGTGGGCTGAAGCGTGGCCTTCACTGTCACTTTAACAAGGGTGTCATCAGGATAAACCACATTCTCGCGGATGTTGATAGCGTGCGCCGCCTGCAACGTTACGCGGTTGCCAGAGTTTGAGTTGTTTGTCCTTTCAATGCTGATGGCATACTTAGCCAGCCCATAAGCAGGAGTTAATTTATACGTGCGATAATAGGTTTTTGTTGTCTGATTGAATGGGTTGTCAATACTATCTGCGACCTGCTCCTCAGTTCCGGGAATTGCGTCTCCATTATCATCAACCGCCCATACCTTGATCAGATAATCAGCCGTGCCACTGGTTGGCCCAAGCTCAGACTGAACGTGAACCCATACCTGCGTCGACTCCACGGCTCCAACATATGGGCCAACAACAAGCGCCTCATTATCCACAATCTGGAAATAAGTATTGTTGATGGTTGCGCCGCTCAGGTTGCCAAGATTTGCGCCAGTCAGGTTATTGAATGTGAAATTATAAAAATACTGAATATCAGGAATGACGCCAGTTTCAGTCTCCTCAGCTGAAATGATGTTGCCACTAAGCTGGATGTTTTCAGTAACTGGCCCTGATGTAGAGTTGTAGGTGATATTTATTGTTAATGACACAGAGTGCGGTAAAGATAACCCCATAAAGTAATCGAAATCAGTGTTTTTTGGTATGACCATTAACAACTGACCGCCAGCATAATCTCCACTGGTAACAGATGTCGTGGTCGCTGTCTCTATCGGGGTGTCCTCTGACTCGTTCAGTCCTGGAACCTCCTGACCATCAAGTCCGTCGAACTGGTAAGGCTCAATGATTTGCCCGATCACATCACCTGGATTGTAGATGATATGAGTGGCGCCGGGCAGAGAACCAAGATTAGTTTCCGCATAGCGAACCGATGAAATGGTGTATTTCCCAAGGCCAAAGTTCATGAACTCAGTGACGTACTTAAGATCGTCAATGTATTCAAAAAGCGATTCCTGAATCAGGTCAGGGAATGCCCTTATCTGACCGAAGTTGTCAGGTCTTGCCTCTCCGTTTCGCGCAATATTGGTTTGCGATTTCAGGCTGTTATTGGGTGATTCAACCGTCGCTCCAGTGCTGGTTGATGGCGTTGATGCTTTTGGCAGCAGAAAAGAAAGAACCTTAGTTACAGGCTTGAGTATCGTGCTGATAAGGTCGCCAATGGCGCCGCGAGGCTGACAGTAAATGTTAACAATATCGTTTTGCTTTAACGATATCGACAATTCATCATCAGGGCCAAAAATGCGGCCATTCAGCGCAATCCTGATATCAGATGGAAGGCCGGAATTCTCCAGCCATCTCCACAGATTAGTGCCAGCAGGAACATTGCCCGTCTCTTTTGGAACTCCTGGCATCTTCTGAATGTGAATAACCGGCATAAGTCAGGAACCTTAATTTTGTTGATAATTTTTCGAGTGTTTTAAGGCGGTCTGTCTTGACTGCCGTTTTCTCTCGCGCATGCAGTATTTTATCACGACCCCACCACAGCGCGACATGTACCGGATAACTCCCGCGATAGGCAACCACCACATCGCCAATTTTTGGCCGACCGGTGTCTTTCCAGAATGAAACTTCTCCATTGAAACAAGTGACAAAATCGCCGCCATTTGAATATGAGTCATCATGATGAACATTAACATTCATGCACAGGCGATAGAACAGCACCACCAGACCCCAGCAGTCTACCGCGTCAACGTGACAACACCTGTCGACGTATGGCTTGCCAAGCATCATCCTCTCAAAATCGTCAAACGGTACGCAATCCAGGGAATTCTGTGATGTCATAAAGTTTTGCCACGTTGCCATTGATTGGGTTTTTTATGGAGATAGAGACAGTTACATCAGACTTATCAAGCGTCACATTGTTAACATAAAGCGTATATGGTTTTAATGGTGTGTCTTTGTCAGTCTCGTCAAAACGCTGGTATAAAGCAGTGATAGGCTCAATACGTCCAGAGCCTGACCATAACTTTAAATATTGCTTAAAGTCATTAGCCAGTCTTGCAAACTTCAGCGTGGCATTGATTACCGGCGTGTTTGATTGCTGACTTCTGGTCACGTCCATGCGCACTGGCTGGTAATTCTGACCACCAAGCACAACATCAGAAAACTCATTGCCAACAAGTCTGACATAACCAAATGAAGAGTGATAAAAGGTTATGGTGTCATACAGCTTCCAGTTTGGCCTTTTTGACTGGTATTCACGCAATGTTGGCATTATGGATACTCCGGCAAATCCCTGTTAACGACTTCATCGAGCCATGAATACCATCTCTCATCAAGCTCAACAAGCACATCATCAAACTCATCCATGGAGTTATTGAGGGTTCTACAGATGACATTTCCAGTCCATGTGACGATGCCGCCATTGATGCTTGTCTGCACGGGGTAATCAGTAAAGTGCAAAGTCTGATTCTGTAATCCGCTGCCACCAAGATCGATATCCATCGTGAACCATTCATTGCACTTGTTGAGATAATTTGGGCTTCTCAACCACTGCATAAATGCCCGCTCCTGCCTGAGCGTGAAAACCCACGTCAAACTCCATGTTACTGCAACATCGGTAGTTAACTTTTGAAATATTGGCGCCCCTACCGCAGGCTGATCGCTGCGGAATGGGGTTTGAGTCGTCATGTTCTTGCTGGCACGCTGCGCAAGCGGTAGCCATGATGGGTAAGCTATAGCCATTATTCTGTTGCCCTTCTGGTTGCAGTGGTGTTGCTGGTAATGGCCTGAGAAATAGGGCCGCCATTTTCTATGTCGGCAACGATAGTCTCAATTGTAACAGACCCGTCACCATTATCCGTTGCGGTTGATGTGGCTGTTGCTCCGCTGCTGTTATTGGTGACATTATTGTAAATAATGATACCACTGCCACCGCCGCTAAGGTCTTTGTTGCTGATAACCTTTCCGTTGTCGCCAGGTATCATGTACTGATTGCCATTGCTGGCTTGGAAGATTTCAGGTAGGTTGTTCTCGCCGACCTGATACATTGAGCCAGCTTGAGCTGGACCACCATTTTTCAGCGCCCCCGCAACAGACATTGCTTGAGCCACGCCAACAGTTGAAACAATTCCGGCCTGAGCGGGGATTGCGTTGGCTCCAGCCGTGGCAAGTGAGGTCATTGCCGCTGCCGGGGCCATAGCCGCTGCGATTATCTGAGCCTGAGTCGCTGCCATCGTTGAGGCTGCTGTCATTCCAACCTGCCCCATAATCACTGATTTAACCCACTCCACACCCATCTGAACGAATGAGTTAATCACAGCGTTCAACACAGTGCTGCCGATTGACTGTAGCGCCTCGCTAACAGACATTGAGCCAGTCAGAACACCAGTTAAGGCATTGCTTGCCGTTTGCCCAAAAGCATCAAATGCAGCAGCTGCTGCTTGCGTAGCCGCATTTTGCTGACTCCACTCCTGCCACATGGCATCAAGGCGCTGCTGGCGGTATTGCTCCTCAATAGCTGCTCTGGCCTGCTCAACCTCCGCTATCTTTTGCGGGTAAGCTACCGCGTAAGCATTGAGCGCTGCTAAATCTTTCTGATAATTTGTTTCAACGGCAAACATTGGTGATGTCTGCGATTTTAATGCAGCAAAGCCTTTTACAGCTTCGGCTCTTTTTTTCTCCGCCTCTGCCTGAGCCTTGAGCGCGTTGGCATTATCCCATGCCTTAGCCGCATATTGCCCGGCAAGGTTAATTTGCTCCTGAGTGGCTCCCTTGCCCAGTGATTGCTGAGCAACCAGTATTGACTGTTCGCGGCTAAGCTCTCTTGTGCTTTCAGCGGTAAGCAATGACTTCTGGCGGAGTTCCTCAAGTTTATTGGCGATATTCTCCTGCTCTGTGGCTGCTTTTTGCGCCGCTGATTGCGCATCATTTTGCGCTTTACCCCTTGCTTTCTCGGCCTCATTTAAATCATATATCTGCCCTGCAAGTTCAGCAGCCCTTGCTATCTGATTGGGGTTATCAGTTACCTTTTGAGCCTCCAGCCGTGCTTTTGTTACCGCCCTTTGTCTTTCATCCTGTATTTTTAAAAGCTGATTCTGCTCCTCAAGGCTGAGAATCATCTTATCAGCTTCTTCTGTTGGTGGTGACACCTGCAAGGATTTTGGGTTGAAGTTTTGCCCGGCCTGATTCGCTCGGTTTATCTCATCGGCAGTCAGGCCAAATGCTCTTGCCACCGCTCCTTGCACTCTCTCAAGAGTCGACCCTTTCTCAATCAGGCTATCATGCACCCCCATTGAGGTAAGCATGTTGTTTGTTAGGGTTCTGCTTGCTTCTGATGCCGTGTCCTGAGTTCTTGCTAGTTTATCCTGAGCATCAGCTAAATCTCTTGATTTTTTATTTAATTCATTGAGCACCCTTTCCTGATCGGAAGCAAATTGAGACCCTTGACCAAGAGATTCTGCCACCTCTTGCGCGGCAGGAGTGAAGCTGAGATACCTCTCACGAAGTGCATCAACTTCGCTTTGTAGATTTCTCACAACATCCTTTTGCGCCGAAATTGAAATATTGGCGTCAGCTATCACCCCCCTGAGTTGGGTATTGTTCATCGCCTTCATTGAGGCGTTAACTTTATCCAGGCCATCAGCAAAGCGGATTGCCTCTTCTCTGGCTTGCTGTGCTTTCTGCCAGAAGTAAAATATTGCCCCCGCCGCTAACATCGCCGCACCCGCTGGACCGCCTATCAATGAAAGCGCACCTCTGGCAAGGCCAATTCCTACTGATGCAGCACTTGCCGCTGATGCTGCTCTCGCTGATGCGGCAGCCTGTGCGTTTTCAGCCTGAGCAAGGGATAGTGACGCGGCGCTCGCTCTTGATTTTGCTGCAACCAAAGCATCAAGCGCCAGCATCTCGGCTGCACTGCCTTTTGCTACGTTATATTCAGCCTGAGCAAGCGCCAGAGATGATAGTGCTGCCTCTTTATCAGCTAAAGCCTTCCTCTGTGCGGAGTTTGCAGCCACAAGTGCTGATTGTGCCTGCTGATTCTCGGCGATCAATTGCTGTCTTGATGCGGCTATATCTGATATTTTCGCGGCAGTGGACATTGCCAGCGCGCCAACATAACGGCTCCCCATTACGCCAGCTACAATGGTTAGCGCCGTCCCGAGAGCCTGAATGTTTTCACTAGCCAGTATCACTGAGTCGCTAAAGATTTTTACGCCTGTTTTTACCGTTGCGTTTTCCCCAAAGAATCTTGCAACGTTGTTCCCGGCTATCTCTAAGGACTGACTGATAGTAGAGGTTGTTTTGGCAAACTCCCTCCCAATACTGTCTCCCTGCGACAGGAGGCCATTGACTATGACATCCGTTGTCAATTTGCCTTGGGCGGCCATATTTCTAAGCTCACCGATGCCAACCCCCAAAGAGTCGGCAAGAGCTATCATAAGCCGGTTGCCCTGCTCATTTACTGAGTTAAACTCATCTCCGCGAAGGGCGCCAGACGCCATGCCTTGTGCGAGCTGGATAATTGCGTTGCTTGCCTCTTCGGCTGACGCGCCGGATACAACAAAACCCTGATTGATTATTGTTGTCAGCCTTGTCAGGTCTTCCACGCTTACACCGTAGCTTCTGGTAGACCTCTCAAGTCTGGCGTACAAGGTGGCCGTTGCGTCCAGTCCTGAGCGTGTTTTCTGCGCGATATCAAAAACACGATTAGTTACATCGGCAAGGGTTTCAAACGGCGGAACTGAATCTCTGACGGCGTTAGAGAGTTTGTTACTCATATCCTGCCACGCCTGAGCATAGGCCCCGACCTGTTGCACGGAAAGCGCTGCAAGCAATCCCTTTGCGACACCAGTCAGGCTCGACATGGTTCCTTCCATTGAGCTTATAGAGCGCTCCGTCCTGTTTACACTGGCCTCGAGCCGCCCCATGTTCCCACTGAGGTCATTTAGCATCGACTCTATTTCACGACTGCCAGCCGCTAACTGAGATGTATCAATGCCAACCTCATAGACAATGCCGCCAACTTCTTCTGCCATTATTTTGCTCCTTTGCTTTTAGCGGCCTTTCTGGCGGCTTTCTCTTTCAGTTTCTGTTTATTGAGCTTAGCCCGTTCATAAGACGCATCATACTGCTCGCGCGTCATACCTTCCGGTTCCGGGTATTTTGATTTTATCATCTGCTGATACTCGGTCATGGTCAGGTCTTCTGCTTCCTCACGGGTGATTCCGAAATGGGTGCGAGCTGAGATGATGTAATCCGACATTCTCAACTCACTGGTTGTGCGCTTTTGGTTTTCCGAGCGCTGAGGAACCTTGAGCGGAGACTTGCCGATGATGCCATGCTCCATCAGGTTACGAGCAATAATAATAATGTCATTTACTGGCATTCTTCCGGTGACGTACTTTACACCACGTAGAGTTGGCTTCCATGACCCAATGAGCACCGAAATATCATCATCGCAACAGGACTGCATGATGAGGCAGGCGGCGCTGAGCACTTTCTTGCCATAGGTAGGGCGTGACAGGATTTTTGCCACCTGAATCTGCGCGCCATACGGCATTGATTGAATAGCGCCGAGTATGGCTGCGTATTCATAGCCATTAAGCGTGGCGTACAGCTCGACAATCTCTTTCGGTGAGCCAAGCTCATTCATCGCCGCAAATGATGGTTTGAAGAAAAAAGACTTGTCAGCCAGGGAGATGCGCATCTCTCCGATTTCTGTTAGCGGTGTGCGTTGTCTCATGTCTAAATCCTGTTTTCATAATGACGTAATTATACCATTGACAGGGAGTGCAAGACTGACGTAGATTGAAAGCATAAGGTGATTGAGGGTTTGACATATGAACGAGACTGATGCTGATTTGAGATTTTACATCGACCTTTACATCGATCAGGGTTACACCTATGAGGAGGCCCGCGTAAAGGCGATTTTGTTGCTGGCTAAGATTGGCGTAGTGGTGGAGGATTAAAAATGCCAGTTAACAAAGACGACGAAGATGTGATATCTGCATATGCAGGTCAGCGCATCGACATAAACTATGCGATAGCAATTCACCTCAGGCGCGCTGAGTTTATTGCTAATCTGATTTTGTGGGGCATCAAGAACAAGACGAGGAAGGCGTGATGGATATTAAATCTGTATGTGAAGGTGATAGCACTCATTCCGATGGTGAATTTACATGCGTGAAAACATCATCTGGCGATGATAGCCGCTACGCCTGCGAGCAATATATCGATGCGCTTGTTACTGTAGAGTTGGCTGCAAAACTGGCGATGATTGAAGGTCGTCAGATTAACAAATCAATCCGCGCGTGCTGGTCTGCAATCAGACCGAGAATTGATAATAAATTAAACTGCCAGATATTTGACGGAATGGTCTCACAGTTTATGCCGCATGGCGCGCTGTGTATGCTGCGCCGACAGCTAGATAGGGCGATTAGTGAGGAAAGCGATGATGGCTCTTGACGATGATGATGCCACTTCAGGAATCCGCGCACCTTCACTGCTGAAAAAATAAACCCCCTTTCGGGGGTTTTCTTTATGCGGTAACGGTAACAACACACTTGGTGGAGTCAACGTAATCAGGACTTGTTGCCGAATCCATCACGCGGCAGAAGTACGTACCAGCATCACCTGCGGCAGCAGTGGCCTTGGTGAACGTGTCGGTAGTAGCACCGCTGATCGGCGTGGTGCCTTTATACCATTGGTAGGTATAAGGCTCGACACCGCCAGCCGCAACTACCGGACCAAGCGTCAGAGTGGCGTCAGTGGCAACGCTTTTGGTTGCACTGATATCAGTGGTCAGCGTCAAATCTTCGATGCTGGACACGTCAACGGTAGAGCCATCATACGGCTTGAATTCAACTGAGCCGGTGATGATGTCGTTGGTGCCGCCATCGTAGCTCAGTGCGGTAATGTTGCAGTAAGCAACGACAACGGTATTACCGGTGGTCTGGCGAACCCACAGTGACGGCTGGCGACGAGCTTTTACTTCGGTGACAAAGTATCTGATGAGGTTATGCACGCCATACTCATCAGCCTTGTCAGCCTTGCGAACTTCAAAATCACCTGAAATGGTGAGGTCTGCCGTAGTGACCAGCGTTGCGACAAAGCCATCGCCATCATCAGCCTCTGAAGTGGTGGTGCTTGGGCTGAAGTCGACACCTTTTGAGGTCATGGGAGCAAAAAACTTCCAGTCTTCCCCTGCTGGCGCAGCATCCCAGCAGCCATCAGCCAGCTCAATGAGCGACCGGCGACCTGTGATGATGCCGTTATCATTTGCACAAATAGCCATGTTTAGAATCCTCTGTGTTTAGCTAAACAATCGCATTATATCATGCTGACAGGCGTTGATTGGTGGTGTAGATTCGAACAAACAACACAACGCACCATTAGCTCAGCAGGATAGTAGCAACGGACTTCTAATCCGTAGGTCACTGGTTCGAATCCTGTCGCGGGAACCATCACTCACCAAAAACAACCCTCAGCAACAACTCATAAACCGGTCTCTGCTCTGTAGTGAGTGTTGGACGACCAAGCGGCGCCTGCAACTGAATCATGCCAATGCAACTATCAACTGGATGCTCTTTGATGTATGCGATGACATCAAGCGCTTTTGCTTTTGTCTCCTCGATGTTGTACTGACCCTGTTGGCCGACAACATAGAGCGAAAAATAGTAATCGCCGCCGAGCCCTTTGCTTACGTTCGTGCCGCCATTGGATTGCAGCACCATAAACCGGTCTGTGCCAACTTCGGTATCGTTCCAGAATTCGAGTTGAGAAGTCCACCCGTCATAAAGACCGGAATCGCTAAGGTACTGGTAAACAAGCTCAAGCATATCTCTCATTTTAGCGTCATCTCTTTTTTAATTACCTGATCGACAAGCTCGCGTGTGTTTTCGCCAGCCTTGAGAAGGAATTTAGGCTCGCCGCTCTTATCCCATACATTTCCCTTTCCTTTAAGTCTCCCTGTGCGCGGCGTATTCGTGCCAAGCAGTTTACCTGGTGCATTGTGGACATACAGAGCATAATTAGCTGCATACCCAATCTTGCCAGTTATGCGAGTGCCATTAACCTCAACAGTATCATACTGGCTGTTTATCAGCACCGATGTAGCTACTGGAGTCATGGAGGCCGATTCAGTCCTGATGATGTAGTTGGCGGCTTTTATTGCTGATACCGCCTTCTCGCCAGTAATCTCGCCGACTATCTGCTGAGTGCGCTTAATAGCCTGCTGGATACCTCTCATTTTGGCGGCCATACATTACCCCGTTACCAGCGCAAAATCAGGCAGGTCATTGCGGTCCAGCGTATTTCCGTAATTCACTACGTTTCTAATCTGGTCAGCTCCGGCGGCCAGCGGGTCAGCGCTTGTGATGGTGCCAAGCATGATGAAGTCGCCAACAGACGCATCCTGGTATTCAGTCCAGAATGTGTTTTTCTGTGCAATCTCATTGCCAGCAGTGCCGGTAGTCAGATTCTTATCGAAGCCATAATCACACATGATGGACTCTGGGGCGGCGAATGTCGGTTTGCCATACTTATCTTTGCCAGTAAGCCGCCAGATTGTGCATGGCTGCGTATAGCTCCATCTCGCTATTGCTGACATGGTGCGGCCTCAAGAGTATAAATCCAGCGCGGAACAGGAAGGCGCAGCAATACCAGAATAACCAGCAACGGCATGCACCATTTACGGATTGCGATATTTACAGTTAATGTTGACGTTTTCATTTGCACTTACTCCCGGTGACAACCCGAAACCACGGCTTTGCACTTCCATCAGGCTCTTCCACAAGGTCGCCTGTGCAGTCTGCCGTATCGAGTAGTTTCATCTGATTGTAAAGGGCCATCCACGGCTTGCTGCCATAGCCAAATGACTGCGACGCACCAGATGGCGCCCGATGGCTGGTAATGTATCTCCCGGCCGTATTTGAGGCGATCAGGATAGATGCCCATAGCAGAATTGCATCCTGCCTGCATGTATCTTCAGGGTAATTAAGCTCAAGGCACTCTGTGATGCTCGCCACCAGGCACAGGATGCCCGTTGCGTCCGCCGTGGTGATGGTTACGCCTCTTGACGCCATGGCGGCGACAAGTTCACTTTCTGTCGGTGCTGCCATTCTTTTTGCTCTCCCGAATCTTCCACCACATCTCAAAAAGGTTTTTTGCCACCAGTGACAGCGCGCCAAGTATAGAAGCTACCGCAGCCCACTCGGTAATCGAATGGGGGATCATTGAGGCAATGTATGATTGCGCTACTGGCGTTTGCTCCGCCACCTTCAGGCCAAGGCCCGTACCAATGGACGTATAACCGGCTTTGTCGATTACCTGGCCGACAGTGCCACTAATTATCTGGTTTGCGGCGTGCTGAAGCGCGTCTCTCATTAATTATTCTCCGAATGATGAACTTCCAGCATCTGTACACCTGAACCAGCGAAAACGCTATGACGATAACGCCGATTGCTATATCCAATTTCGCCGCCTTACGTTTTTCAGGACGGAACAGCGCGGGGTGAGTATTGTTGGTTTAATTTTATCATAAAGTGTTGACGTAGATTGAGGGTGTCGCTATAGTGATGACGTAGAAACAACAATAAATGTTAGAGGTGATGAGATGAAAGAATTCAAAGGTACGCCGGGGCCGTGGCGTATGGACCGGAACAATGTACACACCGGACAAATAGCAACAATCCATCATTGCATAGGAAATGATTGGGTTGAAATCTGGTCTCCAGATTGGCCAGACACCGAACAGAAGCAAGAAGCTAACGCACGGCTCATCGCTGCCGCTCCGGAACTGCTGGAGTCGATGACCGTAACACTTGATGAAATCGGGCATTGGTTATCACAACAGAAACCAGACCTTAAAGAAAAGATAGTTTCCGCAATCGCCAAAGCACTCGGAGAATCCCAATGATACGCCACGAAATCAGAAAAGAAGACCTGAAGGCGTGGGATAAGTTCAAAATCAAGCTGGCATTAATCGTTATCGGATTCGCCATTTCCAGCGCAATCTGTTTATCAAAGTGAGGAAAAGATGACATCTCTCGGAAAAATTTACTCAGACAAAGAAACTCGCGGCGGAATCGTAGTCAACAAAGGCTATCAGGTTCCTGTCGACCAGCTTTATCTTGAGCCAGGATACAACATCCGCGAAGCCGATGAGCAGCACGTTGAATACTTCGCGCAGTGCTGGGAATCAGGCCAGCCAATCCCGGCGTTAACTGTTATTCCTGATGCCGATGGAAAGTGCATCAAGATTCTTGATGGCCAGCATCGTTATCTTGGCGCACTGCGTGCCATTGAGCGCGGCGTGCCAATTGCGCGCATTGAGTGCAAAGACTTCACCGGCGATGAGGCGGATAAAATCGCCTTCATGGTGTCTTCCAGTCAGGGAAAGCAGCTTGACCCGCTTGAGCGTGCAAAGGCTTATGTGCGCCTGAAAGGCTTCGGATGGACGAATGAAGAAATCGCCAAAAAGGTAGGCCGCTCAGTTTCTGATGTACAAATGCACCTGTCACTTGGTGACGTACCTGATGCCATCAAGCAGCGCATCAATGCAGGACAAATCAGCTATGCCAACGCCGTTGCAGTCGCACGTGAGCATGGCGATGATGCAGTTAACGTTATTGATGCTGCCGTTGAGGAAGCGAAAGCGCAGGGCAAGGATAAGGTGACGGCTAAAACGCTCAAGGCCAAAAAAGTTAAGCCGATTGACCGCCTGATTCAGTTGCTGAAAGAAGCAGATCATATGGTTGTCGCTGAGGGTCATGTCGCACAGGAGACCGAGGAGTTTTTGCGTCTTCCTTCCGCTGAGTTGAGTGAAGTGCTGGCGATTCTGGAGAAGCTGTGATGATTACAATTGGCACTGTTGCAAAAAACATAAAAGAAGGCGATCACATCCTAATGCGAGACGGCGTGGCTCGCCAGGTGGAGAAAATTCACTATCAGGAGGACATAATCGCATTTGAAATGAAGCGTTACGAAGAAAAAACAAGGCATTTCTTATTTTATGATGAATGCGCAAATGTGGTGGAGAGTTGGTAATGAACCACGAACAGTTCATAGAGAAAAACCTGCGCGAAAAACTACCAGGTATCGACAACGCGGCCATAGAGGCCGCAATTACCCACTACAGGCGCAACCAGAGTGAAAAGAAGGGCAAGATTTTCGATGAATGCCTGAAGGTTGCAAAACAACACATGATAAAGGTGAAGTGATGAAATTAAAAATCAGCAAGTTAATTCTTGAAGGCGCGTTGATGTTCCAGGCCAAACAGGATGTTCGCTATTACCTGAATGGCATTTGCTTTATGCCTGATGGTCGCGTTGCCGCTACTGACAGTCATCGCGCCATGATTGCCAGTAAGCATGAAAATAAATTGAAAGATAACGTTATCGTTTCTGTCAGCAAGTCGCCAACCAAGCGTTATGCGTATGCGCTCCTGGACACTGAAACAAACATTGTCACCTACCATGACGAACATGAGGCGATGGTTGGTGCGGGAATTTGTTCTGAAATTGATGGCAATTACCCCGATATTGATCGCGTCATCCCGAAGCAGACCGCGCCAGCAGAACAGATTGGCTTCAATGCCAAATATCTTGCCGATGTTGAGAAACTGGCGAAGTTGTTTAACCCGAAATTTGAAGCGGTGCTATTTGAGTTGAATGGCAACACCAGCGCCGCCGTCGCAAACATCAGTGCGCCTACTGGCGAGACTGCAAAAGTTATCGTTATGCCAATGAGGATTTAGTGATGAAAAAGAATGGCGTTTTTACTCAGAATGATGGCTCAAAAGTTGCCCGTCTTGGCGATGGTTACGTCGGCATTAAATTTGGCTCTTGCCATGGTGAAAAGTTAATAGCTATTGCGAATAGCACAAATCGAGGGGTGCCGGGAGATATAATTGATGAGGCTGATGAGGCTGAAATTTATATCACATTCAAAGACAACGCCTCAATTCAGCGGCTGATTGATGGCCTTGTTAGTCTTCGTGACCATAAGTGAGGATTTAGTTATGAACGAACAAGCACAAAAAATTCTGGAAGACCTGCTGAAGAAGGCCAGTAACGGCATTGATTCTGCGGTTTCATTTAGTCAGGCGCAGATTCCTGATGTCATTCAGCAACTTTTGATGTGGAACGCTGTATCTTCAGCAGGCATTCAAATAATTTGCTTAATAGCTATTATTGCATGTGTTTATCTAATGATTTTTGCATGGAATGAAGGTGATGATGGTGAAGCTGTTCTTGCTGTATTGTTCTTTACTGGCGTTGGCTCAATCGCCTGCATAGTTGTAATCTTTAACAATTTCGACTGGCTTAAAATCTTGCTTGCTCCAAAGCTCTACCTTATCGAATACGCGGCATCTCTAGTCAAGTAGAGAAAAGCCCCTTTCGGGGCTTTTCTTTTATCACGGAAGATAAGCGTCATCCTCAAACCATGAAACATAAGCATTGATATTTTGCGCCGCAGTATCCAGGGATGTGATGCGTAACAGATAGGTAGTATTAGGCGCCATGATGACCTGTTCACCGAGTTTTGCCTGTGAATTACCCTGCCCCTGGTTTGATGCGTTCCCTTCACTATACGTCGCAGCCACCGTCAGCTGGCCGATACTTGTAACCGTAGAGCCAGTAAGAAGCTGTGCCGTTGCAGTATGCGGCGCTATGTCATTTGGGTTATTAATCTCCGCAGCAGTGCCGCCAGTGGCTACAGCTCCACGGTAAATTGACGCTATGACACCTTTACCGGTATATCCGATTATGCGCTGGTTAAACACAACCTGTTTTGAGCCGGTAATAAAAATGCTGTCAAGGTTAGCCCCGCCAGCGACGTCAGTCACGCGACGTGATGCGGTGAATAACTTCCCCTGCTTGTTAGCAAGCTCCGAGTAGGGCTGCGCGACAACCTGACTTGATGGAACTGAGGTGTCAGCTCGCCACACCAGGACTTTCAGAGATGCAACGCCAGCAGGAAGCTGTGACTTGATCACCTTTAGTCGTAGCGCAACGCCATAATAATTATTATTGTTAACGTCGATCCAGAAATCACCAGATGCGAACGGGGATACCATTACTGAGATAGAGCCACTGGTTAATGGTGCGTGGCCGCCTGAAGAGTTTAATGGCACAATCTGCACCTGCAATGCAGTCCAGTCTGCTGACATGGTTTCACTAAGCGAAACCTCTCCGTCAGCCGGAGTTGTGTTTATTTCGTACCTGACAGCCATGATAACCCCCAATAAAAAACCCGCTTGTTTGCGGGTTTATTTTACTTGGTTTTCTTTGCCTTTGGCTGCGATTTTTGCGGAGTTGCAACTTCCAGAACTTTCTCACTAACCGGGCGAAGTTTTGACTCAATGTGCGGAGTGGATTCGTCAATGATATCGCCAATATCAAGCTCACGCAGGCGACCATCTTTATCCTTGACGAAGATTCCGCTGGCGATTACTTCATATTTAGCCATGATAACCTCTGATAGTTTAAAGGGGTTATTCGCCCCTTTATTTTTTACAGCGCGGTTTGCGTGCCGTAGCCGTTGAAAACCTTGCTTCGACCATTGAAATCCTTACGGATTTGCAGGCCCATAGCAGCCCAGGTCAGGAAGTTAAAGTTAGCGTGCGGCGTGGTACGCGGCTCTGCATAGGTAGATACCGGCTGAGCGACGCGAGGGCGGATGTACAGCGCATTCTTCACATAGCCGACGAAATGGTTTCCGGTCAGCTTGAAGTTGGTGCCGATAGACGCGATGCGGCCAACGTTGCCGGTCTTGCCGAATGCGAGGATATAATCCTCAATAGTGCCGCCTTTGAATCCTGCCGCGTCGGAGTACGGACGACTGAAGGAGCGACGCACAGACGGAGAAACCCACAGAGTAACCGGCTCGAACACGTTTTGCGTATCGAGAACCGCCTGGAAATCCTGGTTGAAGAACTCAACGATTTCATCAGGAGTTGCCGTTTGCAGGTCGATGTTCAGCGCGCCAGTGCCAGAGGTGCTCAGGTTAAGCTGCACGGTGTTCGGGTGGTTGGTGATGCCGTAAGCAGTATAAACGCCGTTCACGTTCAGGCTTGCATCGCCGACCAGCAGATAATCCGCCATGTCTGCGCGCAGGTTGAAGGTGGTGTTTTCCTGGTCATCAATTAGCGGGTCGAAACCTTCAGATTGCATACCCAGCAGCTCACGCCACTCACGGCCATAACCGGTTTTGAAGATCGGGATTACATCGCCGCTGTAGGAGTAGCGGGTTTTATCCAGGTCTTCAGGCTCCTGCCCGGAGATGGTGCGCACAACCTTACCAGCATCGGATGCCATGCGGCTGATTGCCACGGTCTTACCGATGTTGATATTGGTCGCCAGCGTCATCAGGTCGGCCATCATGTCCATTCCGGACTCGTTGCGGAATACACGGGTGGTCACGTCGTCCACTTCGCGCCAGTAGTCTTTCGTTACCAGTGCGGTGGCATTTACGCCGTATTCTTTCGCCAGAGCGTTTTCACCATTGATGAAAACCTTGCGGTCAACGGTCAGATGGCGCCACTGCTCTCTAACCACCTGCGAGTTGGTGATCAGGCCTTTCGTAAAGATAATCTTTTCCATTGTTCGGCTCCTTACGCCGCAGGCATTGCAGCATTGCCAGCACGACGAACTGCAACGAGTTCAGCGCCATCAGATGCTACGGTGTAGTCTTCATACGCATAGAACAGGATTTTATCACCTGTGTCAGCCACTTTTAACGCGCCGGAGCCATCGCTTGCCAGCGGAGTACCTTTTACCAGCGCGGAGGATGCCGCAACCAGAGCGTGATACGTTACGCCAAATTCGCATTGTACTGCCATACCGGTAGCATTTGCCGGTACAGCTTCGCTCACGTCGCCGCCGCCAACATAGTTGTGTTGCAGGACGTAAGGAAAACCATGACCGCCAGCAGTCGCATGCGCGATGATTTTGTCAGAGGAGTTGAAGTCGACCAGCGCGCCCGGTTGCAGAGCGACGTTCATCAGCCCTTCGCGCAACTGCGGGTCATTTTTGCGGGCCGGGCCGCCGATGATGGTGCCATAACGGATAGTAGCCATTATTCAGGTGCCTCCATATCAAAATCTTCTTCGGCACGGTTCGGCTGGAACCCGCCGGAAATCGGAGCCGCTTTACTGGTGAGCGCATATGTTTCACGCAGTGCTTCGCCAGTCAGCGCATTAACAGCAGATTCCGGCAACTTCAGCTCGGCCATAATGGCGGCGCGCATTGCGGTTTCTTCCTGTGCGGCATTGGCTTGCAGCTGGTCGCGCAGGGTTTTGTTTTGCGCCTCCACATCGGCCAGTTTCTGGTTGACTGCGGTCAACGATTCCTGAACCGGTTTGAGGGCATCGGCTAATACAGCCTGTAATTCCTCGTTAGTCATTGAGATTTCCCCTTGAGTTGTTTTTACCGGTTCAAGCTCTGTCTTATAAACAGCCTTAACCCGTTCACCGACTAATTCTACCATATCCTCACGGACGATGTAGGACTGCATATAAATGGTGCCGTCAATCTCAACGCCAAAGTAATTATCATAAACGGCGACGATATAAGGCCATGAGTCGTCTGACATCTCGGCCTTGATGATATTGTGGAGCTGCGCGGTAATATCGGTGAATGACAATTGATTGCCAGTAAGGCGATTGATTGCACGCTGCCACCATTTGATTTTGTTTGCGCTTTCGTCTGGCATTGCCGATTCCTCAAGGTTAACTACAACGCGCTCAATGTCTTCTCCGTTAGCAGCAAATATACCGACACCATCAGCAGGGCCGCCAGCACCGGGAATACCAGGCGGAAGAATGGCGAGGTGGTCCCACTCCATATTCCGGGCAATCCAGGAATATTTTTTACCCTTAGAAGTTCCTGATGCCTGCTCACGGTTGAGTAACAGGCCGGTAGATACCTGAACAGGTTCGGCATCGGCGCTGTTAACTTTTAGTCCATCAATGCGCGACAGCAATTCTTTACCTTTATCAGAGCGCTCAGCCACCACCTTATTAATATAAAGGTCTACCAGCACCTTACTGCCGTCATGAGATGAGTTCTCAATCCATGCGCCAACGCCGAACTGATTGGCGGCTCGCGTCATGTTGGCCGACACGTATTTACCGTCAATCTTCGGGTGGTCATATGGCGCCGGTTTGCCATCAAGGCCGTGAAATGATTTTTTAATCTCCTCACCAGGGTACAGGCCGCCGTTCATGACAATATCATCCACCACCGGCACGACATTCTTGATGACATAGTGCGGTTCGCCATCAATTATTTTTTCACCGATGTTGCTGGCTGAGTTGATGGTGTACAGGATGTTAACCTGTAATTTATTATTCATGTGCTTGAATGCCTCCACCTCAGCAAGGCGCTTTTTCGCCGCCTCTTCGGTGTCGTACTCGCCAAACTGGTGCGAGCCATCCTTAGATTTAACGACCCACTTGTCGCCAATTTTGACAATCATGACCTTTCTCCGCGCTTACTTTATGCCCGGATTATAACACACCATAAATATGCACCACGAAACGGACGCAAGAAGGTAAAGCGGAGACGCGGTAAAAGCGAAAAGAGTAGCAAAGAATGATATCAGTATGATTGGCATGGCTGCTACCTCCTGAGTGCAAGGTAACAGCCACGAAAGAGAATTCATTGAGGACTATTCTTATTTAACATTCCGCAGTTTACTTTTGCGCGGTTTACGGCATCCATGAATTTCCCGACAGGCATCGTTTTGCGGATTTCAGCCAGAATGGCGCCGTGTAACATTCTTTCTTCGCCGTAATAGAGCTTATCAAGTCGAGTGCGAACCAGCGCGCGGGTGCGTTTCATATGGTCTCGCGCTTTCATTGCCTTCTCTTTCCATACCTTGCCTGCATCATGATTACCGGCAAGCTGGCGCTCAATAGCCTCAATCTCAAAAGCAATCGTCATATCAATGTCATCCAGCTCGCTGATTGTTGCTTCCATGATTTCGTTAAGTTGTAGTTTCATTTACGACTCCACATCCAAATGTTTAACTTCGCCATCTTTGTATAACCTCCATGGGATGCAAACGATGCATCCACCAATATTCATTTCAATGGAGTGCTCACCCTCTCTGAATGAATCTGCATGCCACTGACCAACCGTGTCGTCATGCCATGTAATTTTAATTAATGCGCTTTTTGGTTTGCTCACATTCACTTCCTCCACTATCCACCCCATCTCTCTGCGATTACTGGCCGTGCGTCCACAATTGGTGACAAACAGCACGGTTCCTGATTTATGCTTTACTGCCCACATGACTGGCGCGCCCCGGCAAGCAGCTTTTCAAACATCATCCTGTCACGACTCATGCCAAACGGGATAACCTCCTGCCAGTAATATTTCCATGCACCGCCTGGAAGCATTTCACGGTCAACCTGACCAATGCTTGCCAGATAGCGCATGCGCGCCTTGAGGATGGTGTAGTTGACGCCGACAGCCTCCGCTATCTGCTTGCTCTTGCGCCCTGGATTCGCCTCAAGATAGGTCTGAATTGCAAGGTCAAGCGCGGTATTATCGGGATTGAGGAAATACTTAAAGCAGCGCCGACCATGACTAATTGCTTCCTCTTTAATAATAAATCCCATACCCTCCAGCTCAATCAGATAGCCGGTAACGCTGGCACGGTTTGTCATGCCAGTCTGCTTGCGTATCATGGCATTGGTTGCGCCGCCGCAGCGCTCTATCACCGTTAGTATTTGCGTTTTAAAGTCCATTTGCGCGCTCCAGTGCATCCTGTTTGTAGTCGTCAGCGGTATAGAGGTGGCCGTTTCGGGTGTTCCATTTCTTTACGGCGTCATCCAGCAATAGCCAGTAGTCAGTTCCATTACCACACTCTGCACAGGCAACGAAAAAATCGTCTCCCTGACTATCGCTGTAAGCATCATTGCTACCGCAAAAAGGACACTCCAGCAACCCTTCATCATTCATCATTGGTTTCATTTCGCCACCCATTCACCAATATTGCTGAAATGCGGGCGCCCTTCTCGCCACTCGATAATTTCGCGGTTAACTTGCCGTTGCATACGGTTGCGAACCTCGCGCAATTCGCTTTCGACCCAAGCGCGAGTGCGGTCGAGTTCTTCCAGCTTGTTCAGCAACTCTTTTTCATACACCTGATCAGTAGTCATTTTTTCTCTCCATCAGCACTTTATAGTGAACGCCATAATATTTGAGTACCTGACTATGGTTATGCAGATACCCGTCATCATCTTCAATCGGTAGTCTTACCACGATGTAAAACGCCCGGTAGAGTTCTGTCCATCCATGACAACATTTGCGCTTCCTCGGCTTCATGGGCGGCCTCCATAGCAGCCAGGTCAATGCGCTGCTCGATAGATTTAATGATTGACTCTGGCACATTAAGCATTTGCAGAGTCTCCCGGCAATCGCGCTTATGAACCTCTGTCACCTCCTGCCACTTCTTCATTCCACACCACCTTTTATCATTATGGTACAATCTACAACACAGAGTATTGACTAATTGACGTAGATTCGTCAAGATGATTTTCACAGGAGAGACGAGATGGCGAGACAACGCAAAGAACCACTGGAAGTACTGACTGAGATTATCGCTAAGCGCCAGCCGTTAAGCCTGCGAGATGTCAGATATTACGCGCACTGCTATGTAGCAATGCGTGAATGGAGCGCTGAAAAAATGTATTCGTTTGTGCGCGAACACTTCAGCGTGGATGAAAAAAACAAGGTTACATTGAGAGGTGAGTGATGAAATACAAATATCTGAAGGGAAGCGCTGATTATTTTAACGGCCATGAAGATGCCGTCCTGGTTGTGAGGTCGGCAACCAGTGGAAAAATCTACTGGCTCAGCGCGGATTATGCAGGACGAGATAAGGATATCGAAAAGGCTGGTGATATTGTTGTCGCTCATCGTGAGCCAATCACCGACGAGGATGATTTGAATGGATGCGCCAGTTCACCAGGATGCCGCGTGAAAGCTGGTGAATTGATAATGGACGGCAAGTGGCATGATGCCAACATTGGCGGCAGTGATGAAACAGAAGCCCTCATCACCGAGCGCGGCACTCGCTACGGGAAGTTCAAAGACGGTGCAGATATCATGCAATCACTGAAGGATACCATGCGCGACGTTGACGGCTGGAATAACCTGACGGCGAGCCAGAAGGAGGCGCTAGACATGATTCAGCATAAAATTGGCCGCATCCTGAATGGCGACCCGACATACGACGATAGCTGGAAAGACATTGCTGGCTATGCAACATTAATTGTTAATGAACTGAGTGGGGAGATAAAGTGATGAAAGTTACCAATGCATGCGCGGATAATGCAGCGCAAGAATCAGGACACTTTGAGTGCAATGGGTTTGCCGCGCGATTAAAAGGCAAGCACCTGACTATTGAAGTGACTGGCGACAAAGTCAATGCTGCATATGATTGCAGCCTGTTTACTCACGATGAGGTCGGGGTGATTATCAAGTGCATCCAGCACATCAACAAAAGCGTTAGCAAAGCGTCGATGGTGAAACTATGAAAAGACTCCTGAGAAACATCGCATGGGATATCTTCCTGACGTGGCCGCTGATTTACTTCGGCCTGTTTATGCAGAATGTGTATGCATACAATATGGCAATGGCTTTTTTCTGGTTCATCAGCATTGGCGGCATCATTGTCGCTATCAGCACCATTGCATCTGGTGAGATGCTGAAGAAGGCGGTGGACAGATACAAAAAGCCGCTATGGATTCATCGCAAGTATCAGGCTGTAACCTCGTTTGGTGAAGTTGCGTTGATGTTTGCGTTAGGGTATTTCTGGCTTGGTGGGTTTTATGCCACCGCCGTTATTTTTATGATGGCGATGAAAGAAAAGGTAGCAGAGGAGGCTGGTAAATAATGCCAATCAAAAATCCAACGCCCCGCATCGAAATCGACATGGTAGAGTTACACGAACCTGCCCGGCGAGATTATCACGTACCGAGACTTGCAGAACCAGCAGCCTACATCATCACCAGCAATCGTGGGCGCCGCTATCTGGCGTTTGCTGGTAGTGTTGAGCATCAGAATGCGACCATGTTTGGCTATGAAATGAAACCACTCTATGAGGATTCAAAATGACAGTACAAGCAGCGAAAGACCCTGGGAAAATCTGGCTACATCAGGAGATTATTGACGGACGCCTGCAAGTGGTGGACCAGGATGGGAGAATTGTTGGCGGCGTGGTGAAAACTGACACCAGCACGCAATCGGGAGGAAAGATTGCCACCATGATTATTGAGGTTGAAATTGCCGCAAAACTCGATGGTGAAAATATCGGCTTCGTTGTTTAGTCTTCTTTGAGCCAAACAAAGCCCCTTTACGGGGCTTTTTTATTGCGCAGGGAGTTATATTGCGCCTGACAAGTCAATCCGGCCTCTCTTGCTGAGTCAGCATATTCTGCCAGTTGTCTGTTTCTTTCGACAGATTTGCTGAGCACGTCGGCAAGCAAAACTCCGGTGTTTGAGGTTGGATTGCCAATGGACTCAGTGCGGGAATAATCGACGAGCTGCTTTCTGATTGTGGCGAGTTGCTGCTGCAACCTGCCAGACTTAACAGCAGCAGCGGTAGCATCAGCGCGCGCGGCATCAATGCGGCCTTGCGCTTCCTGCTCGATGGTCTTTTTGTCTTGCTCATGTTGTTCGCTCGCCTCTTTGTCTTTGACCTTCTGCGCCTCCACGGCCGCCAGATATCCAGAGTTATATTTCTCCTTTCCGTAATTGACCCACTTTCCGTAGATAATCAGAGCCAGAAGCGCTACGCCGATAATGGCCGCAATAACTTTCCAGTTAGCCTTGAGGATTTGCAGAATCATTTTTCAGCGCCTTAATCTCTTTCTTCATGCCGTGCATTTTTCCAAACAGCGAGGCAAGAAGGATGCTGTAGCTGATCGCTTTGACCGCAATCGGCGGAATGGCAGACTTGAGGTCTTCAGGCATGAAAGCCCACACGTGAACCATAGCGTCAGGCCAGAGCTGAATCAACGAGCAGAATGACGCCCAAATGCCGATAAGCCAGTTACTGAGGCGCTTCATGATACAGAGCCGCCAGCTGCCTTGTAGACAGCAATTAGTTTATCCATTTTGTGCTCATGCTGACCATAGCCGGCGCCGGGCAAAGATGCCCAGCGAGAGCGGCATTTTGTGATTGCAGACTCAATGCGGCCAGCCTCAATATCATCAACAGCCTTGCATTCGCGGATTAACTGAATTGCGATAGCATCCTGAGAGGCAGGAGAGAAATCAGGGAGTCTTAATTGTTTTTTGTAGGCATCGTAAAACTTAGACAGAATTTGATAGCGCCCGGCGCCAGTGGATTTGATGCCTAATTTGGGGAGGTTGACCAGCTTCCGTGGGTGGTCGGAATAGTCAGTGAACAACGAGCCACCAACAATCACATCGTAACCGTGATTTTTTGTTGGCTGCCGTCCGTTGTCAGTACCCTCACTAAAAGCAAGGGTATCCAGGAACGCCTTCATGTTCTTACTTATAGCCATAATAATAAACCTCTCTTTCGCGCTTTCTTCGCTGCCTGTCGCCATCATTAAGGCACCAAGCCATAAACTGACCCTGCGCGCACTGGAAGCATCCGGCATTGTGCTTTTTGAGGAGCGCAGACTTACTGAACGCATCAATACCAATTGAAGTTGCCAGGCTTGATAACGCATCAAGCTGGTTTTGAGTTGTGTGTGATTTAACAATCAATGAGATATCAACAACCTCATCAATCATAAATTCCTTTCTGCCTAAATGAGAAAATTCCATGATTACCTCCGATGCAGATTATTTTATCATAATCCTATTGACGTAGATTGAATCGTAGGCGATGATGTAGTTACACAAACACAGGGGATTCAAGATGAAAAAATTTATCGCAGTGACAGTATTCGCAATGGCTTCATTTGGCGCATCGGCTGGTGAAGTGTGCAACAAAGTTGGTGACGTTGGATTCGCCGCGGCAGATGCTCGTGATTCCGGCGTACCTCAGAGCATAGCAATGGCGGTAGCACAAAGCCCTGAGTACGGCGTGGATGCCAACAAGGTGCTTGGTGCAACAGTGAAGATGGCCTACTCAATGCCGAACAAGACACCAAAAGAAATCAAGGCGATCACAATTGCGCTTTGCGTATCAAGCATGGGTGACTTGTGATGTGCCCGCGCCTGATGTTTAAGGCCCGCAATCGCTACGTTAAGCTGGTGATGCGCGCATGGATGGGCATGCAGCATGGCTGAATGTGATGGGTGAACTGAAAAGAATTTATAACGGAGAGAAGAAATGAAGCTGATTGATATTTTGGTTGAAGAACTGCCGAAGCTTGGGGGATGGCCGGAAGATGTGGAAGCTATCACGCAGGACTCGGACAGATCGATAAATAACTATAGAACTGCGGATGGCCTGGAAACCAACGAGTACGGAGCATGGAGGTACTCATTAGCATGGCAATGTTATCTGTTGTCTCATGACGATGTAAGTTTCCTGGCAGATGACTACACTACAGCTATCATCACCCGCGAACAGTACGAAGCCGCGCTGGCTGCCAAAAATGACGGCTGGATTGAGTGGGGTGGCGGCGAATGCCCGGTTCCGTGCGGAACAGCGGTTGACGTCAAACACCGTTGCGGGGCGGTCAGCGAAAACCAGCAAGCGTGGCCGAAGCATCATAAAGAAAGCGACGTAATGGTTAATCCACTTTCTAATGCCGGGCAGGCATTTTGGCGGCATGAAAATTCAGTTATGGACATCATCGCCTACCGCCTACACAAGCCGACGAAATCAGAACAGGTACGCGCTGATGCATGGAATGCTTATGCTGGTATCACCGAATCTGATGCTGAATCAGACCTGAATGAGTGCATCGGCCAGGATGCTGCACCGGTTTGGGATGGTGCAGGCCTGCCTCCGGTTGGTTGTGAGTGTGAAGTGTCAGTAGATGGTGGTCGCTCATGGTGTACATACAGGGCTATAAATGAGAAGAATGGCGCGAGGCTAATTGAAATTGGCAACTTCACGGAAGAATTTCAAAATAATAACTGGATTTTCCGCCCCATCCGCTCGGAAGTCGACAAAAAGCGCGAAGCCGCACTTGATGCCATCTATGGTGCCATTGCGAGCGCAGAGAGAGCGTACAACCGATCTGATGAGGCTGACAAGGTTTATGAAGCCATCGCAGCCGGTAAAATCCCCGGCGTGAAGCTGGAGGATTGATATGATTTATCTGGTTTTGCTGTATGTTTTTATTGGCTGCGTGATTGATTTACCAGGGCTTTCCATGAGCGTGAAAGATTTAATCAAATCAATTGATGGATTATATCGTGCGCTATTGGTTTTTATTATTATGCTCCTTTCGAGCCTTGCGTGGCCATATTGCGTTTTAAAGGCAGTTACAAGAAAAAGATAAGCAGAAGCCGCCATCAGGTGGCTTTCTTGTGTGCATCCTGCCAAGCCTCACGCTGCTTATCGAGTCTTTCCTGCGTTTTTTCAAGTATCACAGGCTTGCCATCCATTACCAATGCTGGAGTCTGCGCGCAGTGACAATTCCTGCGGTTTGCTCCTTCGCTGTAGAACTCATCAATCTCTTCCGGGGTGTAATACTTCCCATGACGCGCGGCATGAGTGGCACGGGTCGTCTTCATTAGCGCCGACTGCCAGAGCATGATGGTTTCAATGCCAAGCGTCTCGCGTGCCTCAATCACTTCCTTGCGATTTGACTCACGCAGTACGCCAGTTATCTCGGTCTGCGCGATAGAACGTGCGTAACTATGAGATACGTCGGCGCGCTTGACGATATCGTCTTCAATGTCACGAGGGTTGGCACCGCGGGCAATGCCCTCCATTACAACCGATGCAACCTGCTGCCTGGTGTAGTCACTCAGCCCAGACCAGTCTGAGTACCCCTGAGTGTACGCCAGTTGCAGACGGTTAAGGTATGGCTCGCTATACAGGATGGCTGCCATAGGTCGCTGTTCAGCGTAGAGACTTGACAGGCTTGACAGTTCTGAGTTTGCTTTTTGAGTTCCGGCGGCCCATGCGTCGCCAATATGAATATTGGCCCACATCTGCCCATGGTCGAATGTATCGCCCTCAAGCAAAAACTGGTCAAGCAGGCGTTGCAGTTCATCCATGAACGACGCAGCACGCGAGGCGCTGAAATCATAATAATAATTACCACTTGATTCAGCATTCCTTTCGCTTACTGGAATGCTGCGGAACAGCTCAAGAAGAGCCGCGCGAATGCGTTTGTATCTGGAGGCGATATCCTTATCCATCTTATTAAGCCGTGGCGCTGATCCTAACGGGTCAGTCAGGCTTTGCGACACCCTTGGCTGTGGCAGGCGGGCGTTAAGTCTGAGGATTTTCATTTCACTCTTCCTCCATGCTTTAAAACCAATTCGGCCGCCTCATGGGTTGATATATTGAAAAATTCTCTCGACCCATCAAATCCGGTTAACCCTGCATTTTTATGTTTTATTTCTTTGTGTATCATTGATTCAGCCTTTCTCGCGTCAGCCCATGATGGGAATGAGTACTCAGCAACCACAGCGACAGTTTTCCCTGCTGATTTTGATATGCTTTTCATTCTTCTTTCAGTGTTGTTGCTTACACCTATCTTGCACGCCCCATCCATTTCAGCCACATATACACTTGCAGGTTTAAACCCATAAGCTGTGCATTTATTGCAACCGGACCCCCACAAGTGCGAGTTAGGTGTCTGATAGAAATCGCCATGGATATGACACGTAATACACACTTTTATTGAACTTTTCATGTAATTAACTTTCTCGTATGAGTATCTTCTTCCGTGAATTGCTCTTGCTTTTGTTATGAATGAGGCTTTATTATCGCTGAACTTTTCAGACAGGAGCTCAAGTTTGCATGATGGACAGCCATTTCCTGATAGATGGTTTGCCGGTTGTTGTGAAAAGTCACCATGCTTTTGACATGTTACCAACACCTTCCTGTGATTTCCTGAGTATATGCACTTGTCATATGAGTATTTATCACCATGAACCATTTTAGCTTTAGAGATAAATTCATCATTTGATGTCATTAACTTTCTTGCCCGAACATCTCTGGCGCAAAGTTCGCAGCCGTAACCAGCAAGATGGCATTCCGCTTTTTGAGTAAAATCGCCATGTTTTTTGCAGGTTATCGTTACTTGTTTTTTCGTTCCAGAAAACACAGACTTATCATAAATGTATTTATCGCCATGTTTTTGCCTGGCGCGAGAAATGAAGTCTTCCGTGGTGAGTCTTTTTGCCATGATTAACCTCGTAGTAGGTTCGTAGACTGAGGATGCAGCAGGATGTCTACGTTCATCTTTTCGGGCGCCCCCTAGCTGCACATTTATTATATCATCACTCCTCTTGTGATGGGTCATCCTCACTCATGCCGCCTGGTAATTTTATTGGATCAAGGCCAAGGAATGAGCGAATTTCATCTGCCGTCAGGATTGGGTCCAAACCTGCATTCGCAGCGCTCTGCGCAGCTTGCGCCAGCTTGACAATCAATTCTGCCTTGTCGTTCTGCGTAGGCTCCAGCAAGTCATTCCACTTGCAGTAATATCCGGCCTCTGGCGCTTTGTCGATGATGCCGAATTTAATTAAACGCTCGACGAACACAGAAATAAGATAATCGAGCCACCCGTCACGACGCTGCATTGCCATCATGGCAAGTGACTGCTCATCATTTGCGGACGCAAGTACGCCGCTGCGACTACCGAGCAATGAGTTAAGAGGAATATTTACGGATGAAGCAAATTGGCTGGCCGCTACGTACATGAACGGTTCAGGGTCGTTCATGGTTACTGACAGCACATCCACATCATTGCCAAACCCAAACATCGCAGCGTCAATCCCGCTATTTATTCTTTCTATATCTTCATTAAGGATATCTGGCAGCTCCTCTACCGTAACGGCCATTTGCTGCGCAAGGGATTGCACAGATACATTATCTTTGTTGAAGGATATAGATAATTGACGTGATGAGTTTTTGAGAAGCCCTTCCGCTGAACTTCCGGTAATTTTGGCGCAGTCTATTAAAGCGTTAAATCCAGCTCGAAGCAGAGGAATGCCAGAGAATATGCTCCCATCGAAACTACCCTCTGCGAGAGTAATAATGCGGTCAGGGTGGATTTTAACCGATCGCTTTGGCTTACCATCGTTATCAAAATCATCAACGGCGCTTTCCTGGTACTCGAACATCAAAGGCTGTCCGTAGTCCTCCTTTGACTCGTCATTTTGCCACTGAGAAACGCGCAACTGCTCCTCCCAGCATGGGATTAGCCTGACGATTGCCGCATCTTTAATTCTGCCTGTTTTGGTCACATTAACAGGATCACTCCATTGGCCGCCATCATTTATCTGAAGCAGCAAGCCTGAGTAGCGGTTGATTAGGTTGCGCTTATCAGCATCTTTGATAAATGGAGCTGACTTCTTGAGGATTTTGTTTACCGAAACTTCCCATTTGGATGTTGCCTCGTCATCAGCATTGTGCTCAAGAACGGTGGGCATACCTTGCCACGACTTATTGAGCACAAGGTTAACCGCCGCTGTAGCTAACGGATATCGCTCGTAGGCAAAGCGGAAATCTGCTGCTGTAATCTCCTGGCTGTAACCACACTCCGACCAAAGCCTGTCGTGCTTTTGGTCAAGGTTCTTCCCGCCAAACTCCCGACGCTGCCGCTCGATGAGCCTGTTATTGTTCGCCACTCGCTGCTGAATATAGGCGTTTACCGCCTCTAACTTTGACATTTCGTCACCATAAAAAATCCCATCGCATGGATGGGATTATAGCATGACTGGCATAAGCGGAAGTTAGTCAAAGAACGGCTTATTGGGGGTTGGCTCCTCTTCCTTGATGGTATATTTATGATAATCATCATCACCATTTTCACGGTGCGATAGATTTCCTACGCCGTTGGTTACAAACATTCCTTTTGGTAAGTATTCTCGCGTAAAAACATTGTGCCACTTACCGTATTCAGTATCACGTCCATCACTGTACTTCACCGGCCCACATGCGCTACACAGCCTCATGCCTTTTCTTTCTGGAGCATATGACCAGTCGAATAATTTCTCGAAAAGTCCATGAAAACCCTGAGATGATAGCGCAGTATTCTCGACACACCCGCAGTTTTCACATTGAAATAAACTCATCACTTCACCTCAATCAACTCTACCAAGAAACAACGCGCCAACCATAGACGCAACCAGCATGAACACCGCAATGCGCAGCACGCCGATATTCATGATATCGCTCAGCATAGGTGGCTCCCACTTAATGAACCAGCAGACCGGGAAGGCCAGCGCAAGGCATGCCATATACACCGCAAAGAGATATAACCACGCTAAAAGAAATCGCTTCATTTATTCACCTCATCATCAACAAGCGACCGGAACCATGCGGGATATGACTTCGCGCCGAGTTTATGGTCCACATTCTGAATGTAACGTGCAGCATCATCCAGCTTGTCGGAAAGATAATAAAGCGACTTTCTTTCGCCAAGAAGCATGGTAGCGAATACCAGCATCACAATCAGGTGCGGGTTGATGATGCAGAACAGGATTGTTTTGACGGCTTTCATCACTCAATCTCCTCGCCATCAACCCAGCGTTGCAGGACTTCGATAAGCTGCGCGGCCTGCTGCTGGTCGATGCATAAAGATTTACTGCCTTGCCAAATGAGCCCATCAAGGCTATCAAATGCGGTCAATTTAATCGGCTCTTGGTATTCACCTTCAATAATCATAAATCACCTCAATCATCAATTTTTACAGATGAAGTCACAAGCACAGCAACAAAAAGAAACCAGCCCCATCCCTCTTTATTGTTGTATGCCAGCCACGCAGCCGCACAAATGGCAAATATTGTTGGTAACTTCACCATAATCATAAACGCGATATCCCTCATAAATCACCACCCTCATCGTTATTTAACTCAACATTCCGAAAGAAATCATTAATCGTCTTCAGGCCGCTGTATCCACGGCGCCGCTGCAACTCACTCAGCACTTCATCATACATGCGCAGCAGAATGGCCTCATCCACATCATACCTTTCGCACAGCGCCTCATCAGACACGCCAGCTCTTGCGAGTGAGTATATTTTTTCCTTCTGCTCCCACGAAAAAGATGAGTATGCCTTCATGATGCCCCGGTGATGTAGTTATGTCAATGCGCCTTGACGTATATTCTAGCATGGCGTAGATTAAATTGAAACCTCTCGGAGAAATCTTATGAAATGTGTCATTTTTGAGCTTGATGGTGTGCTGCGCGATGCGGAAGGAAATGCTATTGCTGGTAACGTGGCACTGGTTAAGTCACTCTACTCTGCCGGGCATGATGTGCTTATCATGAGGGCAAAGTATGCGTATGAGTGGCTGCATGCTAACGATATTTTCTATGATGACATTATGGCGTCACATCAGCAGATTGACGCTGACAGAGTGGTAATGGCGGTCGTGTCTGATGATGTTATTTATGCCGCCATGCGGAATGCAGGGATTCATTGCTGGCTTTACAAATAATTTATTATAAATATTGACGTGGATTCATGGTTGATGTAGATTTTACTCATCAAGTTGATTCGCGGAGATAGTAAAGATGAAAGACATCCAATTTAGCGCAAAAAAGAATAAGTTTGGACGAATAATGTTTTATGTAATGGAGGACAGGAAACACTTGTATGAATTCAACACCATAGAATCAGCGATGGCTTGCGTTATCGAACTAGGCAAAAGATCTCAGAATGCATTATGAATAGAAGCCCTCCAGCGAGGGCTTTTTCTTATCTCCTGCTCCTCCTAATCCATCCAGAGCCACGCTGTACGATGTGATCGCCAAGGCCATAGCGCAAACTATCTGTGGCGTGGTTGTGCTTGTCGATGATATCAGGAAGTATATTTCCCGTGAGCTTGTCCACTTTGTAGCTGTAAAGAGTAAACTCCTCAATGACAGTCTTACATCTTTCGTGAACAAAAATCCTGTCACAACCCCTGAGCCATGTGATTCCGTCCTCAATGCTGCCCGGCCACTTTGCGCACGGATGGATATCAAATCCTGAGCGCTTTATATGGCTTATTGTTTCTGGCCTTGCGCAGTCACCATACCATCTGTATTTTTCTGAACCCGGGAATGCCAGTCGCATAGCTTCTGGCGTATCAGTTATCTCAAGACCAACCTTTGCAAAGTCGCGGTAGATATACAGGTTTCTTCTTCCGCCGCCCAAATCCTCGACATAAGATTCAGTTGCTGCCGTAGCATCCTGTGAGAAACCAAAGTCAATACCATAGTAAGGCCCGCCCCAATCTGGCGACGGCTCAAAGTCAAGAGTCTGCCATTTACCCCCAAGCACAGCTTCATCTGAACGCCGGTTGAATAACCCCTCATAAACCCACAGATAGCGGTCATAATCAACCGCCTTCATCTGGTTCATGTGCTGTTTAAGTTCCTCGGTAAACCAGGGGTTATGGATGTAGTTAACGTTCACAACGACAATATCATCATCCTGATATATCCCATCAACCATCTTATCCACATACGGCTCAACAAAGTTTGTCCACGTGGGATCGGTTTCCCGATTGGGGTTAAAAACAATAATAATTTCAGAGCCAGAGGCGCGAACTGTAGGGATGAGTGTATCCCATGACACCTGACTAATGTTCTCCGACTCCTCGCAGAACACATCGGTAAGCCCAGCCATCCCTTTAATGGCCGTGATGTTGCGCCACATGCCCCGGAATACGAACTTTGACCGCGTGCCGTGGTGGGTTATCTCGCCATCGACGCACCGGTATTCCTGAGCGTGTCCCTTCCTGTTAATTTCATCGACCAGTTCGGCGTAGCTGGACTCCTTGATTGAGTTCTGAATTTCCCGGAAGCAGCCAACCCTGCAATTTCTGAATCTTGCCTTTTCGATAAGATAGGAAACGACGTTAGCCGTTTTGCCGCTGCCCCTTCCGCCATAGAAGACCTTAAACCGGCGCGGATAAAGCAAAAGCTCCATGCGTTCAGGGATTAGTATTGTTGGCTCTTCAGTTGTCTCTGATACGCCATCCTGAGTCATTTTAAGTCGCTTGATAACATTTGGCGTGCCATCATCAAGCAGCTTATTAACAATTCCGAAAACAGCAGAATCAGGTTTCTCTACAGCGTTTCCTATTGCTTCTTCGAGTTTATCAATAGCTACAGCAGAAAGTCTCTTCCTAGCCATGGTTGTGGAACTCCTTATGCCACTTCTCTCTGGCCTCTCTCACTTTTTTCTCAGCTGCCTCTATAGTTGAGAATCTACCAAGATTTACAGCCTTTCCGTCAATCTTTGTTCTAGCCATCCATAAGTTTCTTGTCTTATCCCAACTAACGCCTTTCACTCCAGATGTATTCTTTGAGTTAAGGTTTTGATTATAATTATTTTGACGTTGAGTTGCCTGGCGAAGATTGCAAAACCTGTTATCCAAAGTGTCTGTATTGATATGGTCAATCTGATCGTCAGGCCACTCGCCAGTCATGTACAGCCATGCCAGTCTATGCGCTCTATACCACTTCCGTCCAAAGTGGATATACAGATATGGCCTTTTACTACCAATGGATCCACACCATTTTATTGTTCCAGCTTTAGCACCAACTTTTGCAGGACCTTGCTTGTGCGGATTCCTCCAGGTGAATTCACCTGATTCGTGGTCGTAATTAATAATAAATTTAAGTTCGCTTTGAGTAATCATTTTGATTCCTTTGTCACGGCTGTCATGAATGGATGCGGAAGGCGATGACAAGTCGCTTTTCACCTGGCCGGGCTATCCGCATACTTATTATATCACTGCGACTGCTGTTGTTCTAATAGCTTCTCCAGTCGCTCAAGGCGTTCCGCAAGCTCTGTTACTTCCGCGACATCAAGGCCGGTCTTAATAACCTCGGCAAACATCTTACCGATGTCGGCCGGGATAATGCCAGATGCAATGCCGCGAATGACTGCGTCAATCTTCTCGACCGGGGTTCCGTCATCCGGGAAATCAACCTCAAACACAGGGGCCACGGGCTTTGGTAGGGGGCTAAATCGCACGATAAGCTCTTTCATCATTGCTGTGTCGCGTTGATTAATAGCCATATCAACGATAGTGTCGTAAAGCGTCTCCTCGGTAAACCCTTTTCGCTCTAGCGCCTCAATAAGCAGCTTGCGTTTGTCTTTTCCGCGCTTATTTGGTGGTTGATTTTCGCTACTGAATAGTTTTTTAGCCATAGATAAAACCTATCAATATTTCGCTATTTTTCCGTTATTCGATATTGTATCAGATTCTACACCATGTCGCATGAGCCAAAAAAAGAACCCGCCGAAGCGGGTTAAAGGGTGGTGGGTGATGATTGATGAGATGATTGTACATCAGTTTTCGCATAACACCAAACATTACAGTTATTGCTTTGAACGTGAACCACCTCAATCGCATCAGGGAAGGCTTTGGCGATTGCTGTTATAAAGTGGTCAACGCCTTCAATCTGCGCAGCCTTCCACACCTCCTGCTTTGATTTTTGCGGCATCACTGATACCTCGTCGTCGAGTACATATGGCGAAGCATGCTGTTATGCTCAACCACCAGCATCATGCTGCCAACCTGAATGACGGAATGATGCTTTCCGGTCTCCTCATAAAGAAAATCAGCCTCTTCGCATGCTGCCTGAATGTCGCTCCACAGCATGATTCACCTCACGATAAAGTAGACGGCTAATGCAGCAGCAATCCAGAATGCCAGCAGTGATACGGCAATCAGTCTGCGGATGATGTAGGGTTTCATTTTTCATCCTCATGTGGGGCGGCAGGCGCTTTCTTCGGCGTCCAGCTCAGCAATAATTTCATCGTCCATTATGCTAATCGCCTGGCGAACATCCTCCGGTACTACCGGCGCTGGCTGCGGGGCGGTACGTCGAGCGTACCTAAAACCGGCTCGGAAGGCGTCCGAAAGCTGGCTGTGACCGTCAACCTTCAGGCGATGAAGCTGTAGCGCGGCATTAAGCTCATCGTCGGTTACAGCCACCGGCTCGCTGTCCATTGCGGCCAGCGCCATGCGGGCTAGATAAGATGCCTCACCGCACTGCACGTGATCGGTTTCAATAATTTCGAGTAACTGCTCTCTGGTTATGGTTGATTTGGTCATGGTTGACTCCAGTTATCCTCGATAGCCACACCTAAACGGTGCAGCCAGTCGGCAAGTTTGAGCATCGACTCGCGGTCGCTAAGGCCTTCCGGGAAGTCGCTCAGCGTAATAGTCGGATTGAAACGACCGAAGCTATCGCGCTCTATCGTCAAATGCTGCTCCAGAACGGTTTGCTGGGCTTTGCTGTTATGCCGCACCAAGTAAACGGACCTGGAGTCTTTGGCTTTAGGGTCGTAGCGATACTCAGTCAGTATCATCTGGCTTCTGCTGCGATCGGCTCCTCTCCACATCACTCAGCCTCCACCTTGATGCCCGCGGCATGAGCCGCCAGGCATTTATTGAACCCGTCGTTGTTATTAGCCAGCCCAAGATTCCAGCCAGCAGTTAAGCCAGCTCTGTAGGCGCTCTCCTGCAAGTTTTCTACAGTGACGGCGCGGGACTCCAGTTCTTCAACTCGCTGACTCAACTTCGCGCACTCCTCAAAGTTGCTGATAGCCTTTCGTTCCCACTCAGCAGACTGCTCGCGAAGGTGTCCGTTGGCACGCTGCGCCTTCACCGCGCCCATTTCATGCTCAAGTTGAGTGCGCGTGTAGATTGCTTTGGTCATTTCTGCACCTCAAATAATCCATGAAGGCCATCAAGTCTACATTGAAAGATTGCCTCACCGTCGTCGCTTATGATTTCAAAACCGATGTCGCCGCGGATGTTGCCAAATTTTCCGTTATCACCGTCACCTGCGCTAACTTCATAGTTTTTACCCTTGGTAAGGTATTTGTGTTGCTTTGCGTCAACGCACTTCAGCACATCGCCTCTTTTCATTCCTCATCACCTCTTTGTTGTTGGTGTGGTAACTATACGATGGCGCTCAATCTACGTCAATATGATGCTGAAAATAAATCCGCCTGGGGTAAAATTTACCCCTGTGGGTAAGGTGCTGGGGCAGGTTAATTGCCCCAGATTTTTCTCGGTAAGTTAATGTTAATATTGTAATTTAACAATTTAGGGGCAGCAGGGTATGTTTTCACTCATATCCCCTTATATATAACCAATATAATTCATTTGTTAATTTATTGTTAAAATAAAATCTATAATATGAATAATAATATACCCAATTAACCCAACTACTACTATTATTATTATATTACATACACTTATAGAGAAAAAATTTGGGGCAACCAGGGTGCCCCAGCGCTGCCCCAGATGCCCCTAATACGCCGCGTTGAGTGGTGTTGATTTTTGGGGAGTTTGGTGGTATGTTTTAGGGAACAAAAGACGCGGGGGTTTGATATGAGTAACCATGGAATTTTATTAAAGCGAAAAATGAATGATAAAGGACGTGGAGCAAGGTGGGTTGCTTCACCAAAATCAACGACTGGATACTATGGTGTTGATTTTCACAAGGCATCAAAAAAGTTCCGCGCCAGAGTGATGGTTTTGAAGAAAAGATATGATTTGGGAATGTTCGATACGGCAGAAGAGGCAAACGCAGCCGTTCTTAAAGCTAAGCAGTGGCTATCAGAAAACCCACACGAATCATTTGCAACCGAGTATGAGGTTTAAATGATTACAGCACAGGAAATCTTCAACCAGGCAAGAGAAGCGCACACCTCTGCGGCGCGCGTAGCCATTCATCATGGCATGACACCAAGCCATAACATGTGGCCGGAAATTAAGGAAGGGCAGGAGAAGGATGTAACATACTCAGAGATAGAGCTTACCAGCGACAACAGGAAAGACCTGATAACGCGCTACTCAGTTGCAGCAGCGAGGGCTGTGCAATTCCCAGTTAGCACGTCATTCATGCACCTGCTTGGCTGCGTAGCCAGTGCCATGACGCGAAATTTTAGCGTTGAATACTACGGTTCTGAATTGCCTGTTTCCTTGTATGTGGTGACGTCGCAGCCTCCATCAGCTGGCAAGACAGCTATCAACTCAATGCACATGAACCCGATAAAAATTGAGTATGATAACCTGTCAAAAAAGATGGAGAAGGAAATTGTAAAGATAAACATTCGCATTGAAGATCTGATGAAGGCTTACAAGGAAGCGACGAATCAGAACGCGAAGGCCATCATTGGAGATGACATTGCTAAAGAGAAGGAAAAGCTGGAAAATCTTTACACCATCACCTACCCGTTAACCGATGCAACACCAGAAGCGGTGCAGCACCAGGCAATTCATGAGGGTGGTTTTTTCAACCTGATAAGTGATGAGGCAAGCGTTTTAAATACCTGTCTTGGCCTTTCGTATGGCAAGGATGGAGGAAAGTCTAACGCCGAAGTTATCCTTAAAGGCTGGGACGGCGGATTTGTTGGCTCAGCTCGCGTTGGTCGTGGTGTTTCATCTGGCTATGTGCTTGGTAACATAAGCGTCATTGCACAGGATGAAAGTATTGATGCCATTCTTTCTGCTGGCGACAGGGGTAATGGATTGTCTGAGCGATTCCTTATGCTTCGTGAGCAGTCGATGCTTGGTTATCGTGAGCACTGGGATGTTGAAAATGATTGCCCGGTAAGCAAACCAATGCCGCAAGAATTAAAAGCTGAATATGCCAGATTTGTGCATAACCTTGTGGCTTCTGAGAAGGTTGTTTTCTCTCTCGCTAAAGAATCTCAGCGCATGATTGGACTTTTGCGAAACCAGTGGGAAAAGAATTTTCTTCCCGGTGGCAAATGGGATCACGTTTTGCTTCGTGGCGCCATGGGTAAGGCTGATAAACAGATAATCAGGCTTTCGGCAATATTCCATGCCGCTGAAAACTGGTGCGATGGAGGTCGTCGCTCAAAAATTATTGGTGAGGAGCATATAAGCCGCGCCATAAGCGTTTATGATGCACTAACAAAAACATTTACCGATGCCGTTGAGTCAAATGGATACGCTGGCGAGAAATCAGAAATTGATGTCGTTGCTGAAAAATTGCGCACAGCTGCGCAAAAAGGAAAGA